CTTAGAGGCTGACTCAGTGCGTGAAGAAATCGCTGCTGCTCGGCATGAGGTGAAGAATGGTTAACCCATACTTCATCATTGGGGCGATGATTGCTGTGGGCGGTGCATACGGGTACGGGCATCATGTTGGATGGGGTGACAGAGATGCTGAAATGCAAGTCGAGATTGCCAAAAAGAACGATGAAGCGCGAGAGAAAGAGCGCGAACTTGCCCAACAATTGAACGACCAATCCATCAAATTATCGGAGGCCAACAATGCCATCAGTCAAAAACAATCTAGTCTTGATTCTGCTATTCGTGCTGGTCGGCTGCGCCTCCAAACCACAAGTTGCGTACAAGCCGCCCCAAATGCCCCCACTCCCACCGGAGATAGCCCAAAAGAGAGAAGTGAACCTAACCGAACGGTTTATGAAACTTCTGACTCCGAACGAGCAACACTCGCAGCAATCGCCGAAATCATCGCCCAAGGCGACAGAAACACCGCGCAATTAAACGCGTGCGTGGACGCATACAACACTGTTCGCAATCAGCTTAATGGGGTTGCGCGTGAGTAAAAATTTGCGCCTCAAGTTTGTGTCTTGCTTTAACAGCTTCTTCAAACGATACAAATGTACCAATGTTGATAGATTTCTTATTCAGCATAATTCGTGCAATCCATCGTTTTTTTTGTTTGTTCCAAGTTACTCCCGTAATACGACTAATGTTTGTTTTGTTTGGTGTTCGATTTTGCGAATTTTGAAACCTATAAACTTCTCTAAGATTGCTTATTCGGTTGTCGTTTCTTTTTCTATTTATATGGTCAATTTGATCTATAGGCCATTTACCATAAGTAATAAGCCATGCCAATCTATGAGCAAGATACATTTTTTTTTGGAATTGAATTCCTATGTATCCATCCGGTTTTTGGTTTCCTGCTTTTGTGCCAACTTTTATTTTTCTAGCAGAAGATTTAATCCAAACAAATTCTCCCGTATTCGGGTCATATTGAAGACTTTGTTTCAACAATGTAAAATTTATTTCGCTCATGCTGTTGCACCTTTATGCAATGGTTTGAGAAGTAACGGCTCGGTGTTGACGCATCGGGCCGTTGCGCCATTATAAGGAGCAAAATCATGCTAACAAGTGAACAACTAAAGAAACTCCACATTGGTGCTGAGTGGGTTGATGCACTCAATGAGACATTTGGCAGATTCAATATCTCCACCAAACGCCAACAAGCTGCCTTCATCGGTCAATGCGGACACGAATGCGGACACTTCAAGACATTGGAAGAAAACCTAAATTACCGCGCTGAAACGCTCATGAAGCTGTGGCCTAAAAGGTTTCCTACTCTTGAGTTTGCCAAACAGTACGAAAAAAATCCGCGAAAAATCGCAAATAGCGTGTACGCCAATCGTATGGGAAACAGAGACGAAGCAAGCGGGGATGGATGGCGGTTTCGCGGTAGGGGTGCTGTCCAATTGACCGGTCATAGCGGGTACTACCATGCCGGACAAGCATTAGGGGCTGACTTTGTGATGGAACCCGATCTAGTCGCCACACCCAAATATGCGGCTTTAACAGCGGGATGGTTTTGGTCAACACATGACTGTAACCGTCTCGCGGAAGAAGCGAATTGGACTGCTCTCACGAAAAAAATCAACGGCGGGACTATTGGGCTTGACGATAGGATTAACCACACCAATCAAGCCTTATCGGTCTTGTAACGCTTGACCATTCTAAGGATGGTCTCATGCGAGATGAAGCGATGCCCATTAAAGCATTCCCTTCGTCTGACAAGCCTATTCTCCTCAGTTTTTGTGTGTTGAACAAACGAGATTGCTTTGCACTCGGGACACTTCATACCGGAGTTATTGGTACTCTTAGGATTCATTGAGGGCAAGCCAAACCATAAAACAGATCACAGAAATGGCTAGTGCGATTCCTAAGAATCCCAACCCAAAGATGATTAGAACGGTCTCAATCACATAACCCCCCGCATTTCCCAACCCAATAAAAAGTAATTCCATCGGGTTGTCATGTTTTGGTTGGCAAACTTCTCGCCATCCCACTCAAGTTCTGATTCTGCATACCCTTTGCCCGTCATAAGGGCGATAAATACTTTTCTTGCTTTCATTCTTCTCCCCATGCTCTAATGGCATCGCCCCATGTGCCACCACCTTCTTTAAGAATGTGGTCTACCAACTTTGCACACGCCTCACGCTCTGCGGCTGCTACAACTTTGGCAAAGTGATAGCGTGTATACATTTCACCCTCTTTGATTGACTCTTGCATGGCCTTTTGCCACATAGTGTCGATTTCGTCTTGTGTCATTTTGATTTGAGTCCTCTTATGTATGCAGTAAACGACTGAATCGTGTCCTTGCCAAACGCCAATGAGCATTTCTCAATGTGTTGGGCGACTTCTTCAATCACTTCATTTCGCGCATTGTTTTCAGCGTACCTAAGAATTTGGTGTTTGCGCGACCCTTGAAGACCCCAATCGCTTTGTTTGCGACTGAGTTCTTCAAACGCTTCATCCTCCGGACTCAAAACCCAATGTCCTCATCGTTATCAGCGGGTAAGCCTTTATATTCTTTGGGTTTAGGGTCGTTCATGTATGCCCAACCGTCCCACCCCGCATAGATGGGCATTACATCGAGTTTCAGCATGGGGCCATTCTTTGTGTCGATGACAGACCCAATACGGATGTATCGTTTCTTTTCTTCGCCTTTTGCGTTGGTGTATGTACCCGCAACTACGGTAACTTCTTTAAGCAGTGCCATTTTTTTCTTTCATTAAAAGTTCAAGTTTTTCGTCAAGGTCGGAAAGAAACTTCACCACTTCGGTATCCATTTCGCTGATTAACTTCTCGTCTCGCTCAACTCTTTTGGTGAACATTTCCAACCCCTTTAGTCTCGGGTCAAAGGAAACGAAATCACACCATTCTTTTCCGGTACATCTAAGCTGAAACTGAATCTGCTTGATGTACTTTGCGGGAACCTTTTTGTTTAGCAGTGTGTCGATGTGGGTGGAAGTATTGGGACACTTGATCTCAATGATTCCATTGCCCACAATCCCATCGGGTGAGGCTCCGGCTTTCTCAATGTCCGGATGAGCAATAAACCCCACTTGATCGACCAACACTGAATTGACCATTTCGTAATGCGCTCGGGCCATTGGCTCGGTCTCTGTCCCCCATTGAATAGCCGAGTTGGTGAACGACTCAGCTACTTCACCCGTCAAACGCTCACAAATCAATTGGGCCATGTAGTCATCCCGTGACGCACCATAACCACCCGTCTTTAGCTTTGCCATCACATCGGAGACGCGAGAGGCGGTCACTTTGCCCAAACGGGCGGCGAACCATTGGGGCGACCCCTGTGCCATTTCAAGCGAATTTTCCATAAAGTTCCTTTCGTTTTGCTTCATAAATCTTTTTTGCTTCAATCGGTGTTTTGAAAACTCCAAGATGCAATTGTTTTCCTCTGTATCCAATTCGTGCTTGGAATTTTCCATTTGCCATATTTCTTACCCCCATTGGCAAATCAATTTGTCTTTTCCTTTTTTTGTGATTCCATGCGTTTTCAATAACTGTTGCTTCTCGCAGATTTTTAATTTTGTCATCAAGAGAGTCTCCATTTATGTGGTCAATACATGGGTTCGGGAATCGTCCATAGACATAAAGAAACATCAATCGACCACGCTTGTATCGCTTGTTATTTATCTTTATATGCCAATAGATTTTTTTGTTTGCAGGAGAAGGGCATCCAGCTTCTTTGCCAAATAAATCGGGGTGATACTTTGATACATTTTTCCAAATAAATTTCCCTTCATTTGGATACACATCAAATAGTTTGATAAGGTCATGTTTTGTAATCATGGCCTTATCGTATCACACTAAATGCCCTTGTTCCATTACAGACTCGCTTTCTTCAAGTCTTTGGCAACGATGATGGCATTCTTTGCGGCGGCATCATGTCCGGCTACCTTGATGGCCTCAAAGTAAGCAGTCTTCAATTCTTCCTCTGTGGTGGCTGCATCAATGGAAGCAATCAGCGGGGCAATAAGGACGGTCTTTGGTGCGACTGAATGGGTATGGGCATCGGCATCGTTATCGGACTCTGTGGGGATGCTAAACGCTTGAAAGGCTGCATACTTGTATGCCGCACTCATAGCCTTATTGGTGGCCTTATCTCCGCTATCCATTGCTTCGCCAAAGGTCTTAACGGTGTGCTTAGACCCATCCTCTGCTGAGACAAAATCAAACTCAACCTCAACAGTCACATAGAACAATGCGCCACCCGACTTGCTTGCTCGTTCAACACACTCGCGGGTAAGAACACGGGGCAGAATGCAAAGGCTGTGCTTTGCCAATAGGGGCGCAATGGCGTTATACACATCGTCAATGCCCCTAAAGTTGTATCCGCTGCCCTGCATATTCCTACGGTCTTTTGTGATGCCGACAGATGACAATTCTGATTGAACAGCGTTAATGGCTTTATAAACTTTCATTTTGAATCCTTTGCAATGAGTTCGGTTTGGAGGGTTTTGATTTCGTCTCGTGCGTTGTCAATGTGGTTGACCAACACGCGAATGTGGCCTTCCAACATCTGAATGCGGTACAGCAGTCTTTCAGTTTGATCGATCTGAGGTTCACGGTACAAAGTCTCTGAGGTTTGTTTGACAGAGTTGATGATGTAATCAGCGTCCATTTATGGTCTCCAAATAAAACAGTCAAGGGCAATCACGATAAGGGCGATGAGGCTCACCACACGCACCACCTTGTCGGCAATGGTCAGACGGGCTACATGAATCTCAATGCAAGCCCCGTTCTCCAAACTGTTGGGGAATGCTTCGGTAAATGTGCGGGGGAATTTAGTCCGATTAAGCATGGAAGTCCTCCAACATGGCGATGTGGTGTTTCTTTACTTGCGCGTAGATCGATGCTTGATCTGCTGCGGTGAGTTCGTAGGTGACCTCAGTTCCGGCGGGTTCATCTTCAAAATCTTCGGTGGTGTATGCAAACCAATCGTAGACTTCGGAGAGACCAACAGACTCATCGGCTTCAAAGTAGTCAAACTCGACCGTGAGATAACCGTAGTCGATGCTGTGGACTTCGGTGGTGTAGGTTAGATTTTTCATGTGTTCCTCTTAATGGGGCCGAAGCCCCGTAGGTTATGCGTTATCAACTTGACCGTTGACATACACAACCACATTTGCACCACTTGGCAAATGCACATTGGCAGAGACTGCGCCCTGCTCTTGTTCTAAGTAACGAATGACTGCGGCGATAACTTGAGAATCGGTCATGTGACCTCCTAATAGACCCTATGCGTTGTGCTGGGGAATGACTGCATCTTAAACCTACATCTAGCAATTATCATTAGGACTTTCCCTAATGTGTGAAAATACAACATCTAGCACAATAAATCATGTATCCGCACTGCTTTCCCTCTGAACAGCATTACCGTGAATGGGTTGGTTACGCCAAAATCGTAGCTGAACCCGTCCATATCTGTGAGGACTGCACGAAGGATTTTCAGAAAGAAATGCTCTTAGAGGAACGGTGCAAACCCTCCCCAAAGTGGTGGATTGGAAAAAAAGTAGTTGACACGCCATAAAAGATTGTGCGTATAATTGAAACCGTCTAGAGTGGCATCTAGGCGATAGAGGTGAATCGTTGAACCCTACAGATTTCTGTGTGGTCTTGTCAGACGACAAACGAACTTTTGATTCACCTCAATCGCTTGTTGTTGCTCTCGCCAAGAGCCAAGACCACAGAGTGATTTGTAGGGTTTTTGCTTTTGGACAACACAATGCGGTTCGTCGATGGTTGTGTTTGAGATACCCCGTTACACGAGCAAGCCAAAGCGGGGGGCGTGGGCGAATCCTTAGAGCGCGGTGGTTGAAATAGTCTGAGGTAGTGCGATGCGATGACATGGCTCCGAAAAGCAAGTCACGGCACAGAGCGAACTTTGTTTATGAACACGGTAAGGCTGTGCTTTGCTCCAACAATCACCAAAAAGCAAATAAGAATAAGAGAGTCAGAGGAAAGAATAAGAGAGTCAGAGGATGTGAGTTTTATCAACTGAGAGGAAAAAAAATGGACTTATTCGAAACGGGATTCGACAGATTTTGGCAAGCATGGCCTAAAAGCCCCCGCAAGGGTGGAAAGTCAGAGTGCTTGAAGAAGTGGCAAAAGTTCTACTGCGAGACTTGTGCAGACCAAATCCTCAAGCATTTAGAGTGGATGAAAACCACAGACCAATGGCGCAAAGACAGCGGGGCATTCATACCCGCACCTTTGGTCTACCTTAATCAACAAAGATGGGACGGGGCAGAGATACCCGACACAGCCCCCAAAGCAGACCCCGCACTAGAGAAGATCAAAGCCGACATAGAGAGGGCTGCACCAATGCCTAGCCACATCCGCGAGCGACTTGCTCAACTAAGGGGTAAAGCATGAACAAAGAACAAGCACACGCACTGCTCAACTTTGTGAAGTTGGGGTTTGCAATCCCCACATGGCGAATTAACAAAGCATTGACCATTACGGGAGATTTAAATGCTCAACGAGTTAGCCGATCACTATGCCCAACTAGCGATGACGAAGGGGTGGACAGAGTACACACGCCATCGGGTGAAGGAACTACGCGATTCGAACGATATGTGGAAAGAATTACCCCGCATGGTGAAGGAACGCATTGATGGACATAAACACGCCGAGAGGAAAAGAATCGCTGAAAGCGGAACATCGAGCGATGGAGATATTCGCTAAACACTTTCCGGATTACGAGTACTGCGAAACACCAAAAGACAAACCCGCTGACATTGACGCGATATTGATTAAACAAAATCAAATCATGCGGGTGGTCGAAACCAAATGCAGAGACATGACCATTGAGGAATTTATCGGACGATTTAATTATCAATGGTTAGTGACATTTGACAAACTCGAAAAGGGTCGCAAAATATCTCACGCAATGCAAGTACCGTTTATCGGATTCTTATATTTAATGCAGTCCGATTTACTTCTTGTCCAACAAATATCAAACGAACACAGCTATGTTCCGGAGATAACCATAATGCTGACCGAAACACAGAAAACAATTAATGGCGGTCGAATAACTCGATCAAACGCTTATATCGATATGTCAAACGCGACACAATTAAAATGATTCAAATCCATTTCACTGTCCCACAAGTCGCTGGAAAGGGTAGACCCCGCTTTGCCCGACAAGGAACCTTCGTCAAAACTTACACCGATTCCAAGACTTTGACCTACGAGAAGTCAATCCAAACCTATGCCAAGCAAGCGATGGGGTCAGCAAGCCCTCTAATCGGGGCTGTGGCGGCTTATTTGCACATCCGAATACCAATACCGCCATCGTACTCAAAAACGCGCCAAAACGCTTGTATTCACGGAACCGAACGCCCGACAAAAAAGCCCGACATTGACAACATTGTTAAGGCGGTACTGGATGGCATGAATGGCATCGTGTATCTTGATGACAAACAAGTAGTGGATTTAAATTTAACAAAGGTTTATTCCGCAACAGAGGGAATAGATATTATGGTGAGAGAAATATGAGACACGATATTGACTGGAAAAAGGTTCATTGCAAGGTTGGGCAACGAGTGCCCGTTTACCCATTCAAAAAAGAACCATTCATTGGCGAAGTCAAGCGCATAAAGATGAACAAATTTGGGCGAGTGAGTTATGTCATTGATGACAAAGAAGTCATGGCAGAGGAATTGTTGCCAGCCGCAAACCAAACAAAACTAAAAATGAGAATGTAATGAATTTCACTTTATATAATCCACAACAAGGACACGCAGTATTAAAAGACTTGTGGCCTCAAATCAAAGCCACATTGATGGCGGGACAGAAATTAAGGATTGAGGTTAAACAATCTCGGCGCAGTGCAGAACAGAACGATATGTTTCACGGGATTATTCACAAGATACATATTGCGATGAAGGCTGTGGGTTCTAAATGGACTGCTGACGATTGGAAGCGATTATTGATAGACCAATGGGCGCATGAGACAAATCGCAAGATTGGGAAGGTGGCCCCTTCACTTGATGGCGAACGAGTGGTGCAATTGGGGCTGCAGTCTCACAAGTTTTCAATTGAAGACGGGTCAGAGTTCATTGAGTGGTTGTTGGCATGGGCCGCACAAAAGGAAATTGATGTAAACTAATTTTGTTGGTGTAAACGGTTTGGCCCCGTGGTGCTTTGATTCAGTTGCTACCTACCCTGCCGCATGGGAGACACCAACACTAACACGCATGGGGATTGAGACAAATCGAGAGATTGCCGGAACGGAAGCTGGCTTGTCAGTCTCCAGCCGTGTTGGATGGTTCATGTGGTTGCCGCCTCTGTGGAGTGTTTGCGCCATCTCTGGTAATTCCTCCCCAACAACCTATAAGGATGCTCATGGGCTTGATGTTCCCCAAATACACCTATTATCGGAGCAAGACCCACCTCAAGAATGTGGCATCTTTGCTCTGTCAGCACTGCGGACGGGATGGGTCGGTACAAGCGGCGCATTCCAATTGGTCAGAACACGGTAAGGGTCGGGGCATCAAAGCAAGCGATATTTACACTGCGGCACTCTGTCAAGACTGTCATCAAGAACTAGATCAAGGAAATCACCTATCAAAAGAGGAAAGAAAGCGGATGTGGATTGAGGCTCATAAGAAGACGGTATTCACGATGACGATGCTAGACCTATGGCCTAGAGACATTGGAATACCGTTAGAATATGATTAACCGATGCTGGTGGTGTTTCCTCCCACAAGTGAACAGTCTGAGGCCGGGGCTTCGGCCCCTCTTTTTTAAAGGGTTTATATGACCGGACTTCTAGCCCCCGCTGCTGAAATCAGCATCGAGATCAAACAAAGCAAAGCAATGGACTCAATGGACGATAGTGAGTCTTGCCCCGTTGCTACACATGATGTTGAAGTAAACCTCAAGTGTCGCCAAAAGGCCATCGACAAAGCAATGTATGGCCCGATGAACCCCAACGAACCATCTAACGACTATTGGCGCAAGCTGGCAGAGGGTTGGCGTTTGTCGGCCTCTCAAGCAAAGAAATCCACTTGCGGTAACTGCGCGGCATTCATTCAGACCACTCAGATGCTGGACTGCATTGATAAGGGTCTCGGCAAAGATTCGGACGCATGGGATGTGATCGATGCCGGAGATTTGGGTTACTGTGAGTTGTTTCACTTCAAATGTGCATCAAAGCGCACTTGCTCGGCATGGATTGTCGGCGGCCCTATTACTGATGACAGCGGCGACATGGAAGGTGAAGAATCATGATGAAAGTCTCGGAAGCAATGCAAAAGAAGGTCGGCAAAGTCATGGGCGAATACAAGCGCGGTGACTTGCACAGCGGTAAGGGCGGGAAAGTCGTGAAGAACCCTAAGCAAGCCATTGCAATCGCAATGAGTGAGGCCAAGATGCCAATGCGGGGACAACGCACAGCAACCAACAAGGCCAAAAAATGAAGGGCTTGTACGCAAATATTAATGCCAAACAAGACCGGATAAAGGCTCAAAAGGCTGCGGGTGTAAAGCCCGAGCGCATGAGAAAAGTCGGTAGTAAGGGTGCGCCCACTGCGGCTGCATTCAAGGCTGCTGCAAAGACCGCAAAGAAATGATTAAACGCGGCAAAGAATCCTTCGCGGGGTACAACGCCCCAAAGAAGACCCCTTCCCACCCTACTAAGAGTCATGCGGTGCTGGCAAAGAGTGGCTCAGATGTGAAATTAATTCGATTCGGTCAGCAAGGGGTAAAAGGCTCGCCGGATGGCACAAAGAGAAACGAAGCATTCAAAGCCCGACACGCTGAGAACATTGCAAAGGGCAAGATGAGTGCGGCATATTGGGCCAACAAAGTAAAGTGGTGACAACATGGATGAAGGCGCAGCATTTGGGTTCTTCCCACAATTAAGACCCCGTAGACGCTTACAAGACCCAACAGCGTCAGCGGATGTGCCTTTGCAAGTGCTTAGAGGCCGATTAGCCGGACTTTTAGGACTGCCCTCAGACATTGGGAACCTAATCCGGTCTCCGATGCCAATGGAGATGTTTGGGGATTATGAATATGAAAAACCCCCACAACTGCCATACACAACCGAGTATTTTCTAAAAGAACTACCGTTAGCACCCACTGCGCCAATAGGCCAATTGGCTGGTCAAGCTGCATCGTTTGTTCCGCTAAATCCGGCTCCATTGGTTAGGGGGGCGGCAAGGGGTGTGCAGAAACTCGGCACGATGGTCGGTGAAGGCATGGCAGAGAGGGTAGCTACTGGTAGACCAATGCTCCCGAGTTTGCTGGCAGAACCCCAAGCGGCGATGTTTGCGGTGGAACCCAATGTTCCGCGCATGAACTTGCTAGACACTCCACCGGAGACAATGACAAGCCTATTAGAAGTCAAGCCACAAGCGGCGGTAAGCGACTTAGGGTTTTATTCTGCTGCCGAACAAGCTGCGCTGAATCTCCAAAGAAATAAGGGTTCGGGCCAAGCATTCTTGAACGATTTGCTAAAGGCAGAAAATGTCAAGAAGGACGAACTGCAATGGATGGGTGTGGATGACTATTTGAAAGAAAAGCCCAATGTCACCAAGCAAGAAGTTCAAGACTTTATTGCAAACAATCGGGTAGATGTGCAAGAAGTGACATTAGGCAGTCCATTAACGCTATCTGAGCAAGCAGAAATAAGAGCGCTTCGAGAAAAAGACAGAATGTCAATGTCAGAGCGTGCTAGATTTGATACTCTTTCAAGTAGGGAAGATAGTGGAATATCGCCTAAATACTCAAAATATCAACTCCCCGGCGGCGAGAACTACCGTGAAATCTTGCTGAAATTGCCAGAAGCAATGCCAAACACAGCACTTGAAATTCAGCAATTTACAAAACGCATGGAAGCTATGCGTGAAATACAAAATGAATTTGCTAATGCAGGTAATATGGAGAAAGCTATATCATTTGCACAAAAAGCTGATGATTTGCAAGCATATATTAAGCAATTAGAAAAAATACCTGTAACTAGACAAACAGAAAACTATCAATCTTCTCACTTTGACGAACCAAACATTCTTGCTCACATCCGAGTAAACGACCGTGTGGACGCTGATGGCAAGAAAATGCTATTGATTGAGGAAATTCAATCAGATTGGCATCAAGCCGGACGGGAGAAGGGTTATCAGAAAAGCTATGCAAAAGAAGATGTAAAGCCAATGCCTAAAGATAAAGCTG